CGAAGGGTACTTCGCCGTTTTTGATAGCAACTATGACATTTGGCCAGGCGCCTCGGAGTCGATCGCTCCGGGGGCCTTCGCCGAGAGCCTGGAGTCCGACGATATCCGGGCACTGACCAACCACAACAGCGATCTCGTCCTGGGACGCAACCGGGCCGGCACGCTGACGCTCAACGAGGACACTCATGGTCTGTGGGGATCCATCCGAATCAATCCGAAAGACTCGGACGCGGTCAACACTCGCGAGAGAGTCCTGCGTGGTGATGTGAGTCAGTGCTCCATCGGCTTTGACATCCTCGATGAGGAAACCGAGTTCCGTGAGGATGGCTCAGTACATTGGACCATCAGAAAAATCAAGCTCTACGAGGTGTCTGTTTGCACCTTCCCGGCTTATGAGGAGACAAATGTCAAGGCTAGAAAGCGAGACCTGGAGGAGGTCAAGCAGCGCCGGCGGGAAGCATGGGCCGAGAGTCTCCGGAACAAATTACATGGAGGTAATCAGGATGATTAAGACTCTGATGCTCAGAAAAAAGCTCGATAAGAAAAACGCCGAGCTTGAGAACCTGAGAGCAAAAGACGCTGATTTTACTCAGCGCGAAGCAGACCTTGAGACCGCGATCGCGGAAGCCGAGACCGATGAGGAGCAGGCAGCAGTCGAGGAGGAGGTCAATGCGTTTACTGCCGAAAAGGCAGCGCATGAGGAGGCCAAGGGGAACCTTGAGGCTGAGGTCGAGCAGCTGGAAGGTGAGCTCGCAGCAGAGGAAGAGGCCCAGAGGGCCATCAAGACTGCCGGTGCGGAAAAAAGAGCCGCTGAAAAGCCGGTCGAAAATGGAGGTAAAATCGTGAGAACCAAATTTTTTAACCTGAGCGTCCAGGAACGTGACGCGATGTTTGCACGTGAAGATGTTAAGAACTGGATTGGCGAGATCCGGTCCTGTATCGCGGAAAAGAGAGCCCTTACCAATGTGGGTGTAACCATCCCGGAGGTCTTCCTGGGCCTGCTCCGTGAGAATCTGGAGCGTTACTCCAAACTGTACAGCCGTACCCGTCTCCGCCCGGTTGGTGGTACCGCACGCCAGGCTATCATGGGCACGATCCCGGAGGCCATCTGGACTGAGTGCTGCGCAAACCTTAACGAGCTTGATCTGGGCTTTAGCGATGCCGAGGTTGATTGCTATAAGGTAGGCGGATTTTTTGCCATCTGTAACGCAGTCCTGGAGGATTCCGAAGTTGATCTTGCGGATGAGGTCCTTACGGCCATTGGTCAGGCTATCGGCCTTGCCTTGGATAAAGCTATCCTGTTTGGCCGTAACGCTGCCGGAGCCATGAAGATGCCACAGGGTATTGTCACCAGACTGGTAGAGACGAGTCAGCCGGCCAATTATCCGGCGACCGCGCGTCCCTGGGCGGACCTGCATACTTCCAATGTTATCACGATCGCAAGCACTTATACTGGCATCGGTCTCTTCCAGCAGATCGTCCTGGCGTCCGGCGCCGCTAAGGGCAAATACTCCCGCGGCGAAAAGACGTGGGTCATGAATGAAACCACCAGAACCAAGCTGATTGCGGAAGCTATGAGCATCAATGCGGCAGGCGCGGTCGTGTCTGGTATCAATGGAACCATGCCGGTTATCGGTGGTGATATCGTCGTCCTGGATTTTGTCCCGGACAATGTAATCATCGGCGGATACTTTGATCTTTATCTTCTTGCGGAGCGCGCCGGCCAGAAGTTTGCGACCTCCGAACATGTTCGCTTTATTCAGGATCAGACCGTATTTAAAGGCACTGCCCGCTATGATGGCATGCCGCTGATCGCTGAGGCCTTTGTAGCGATCGGCATCGGTGGAACGACTCCGAGCGCCAGCATGACCTTCGCAGCAGACGAGGCCAATGATGTGCTTGCTATCCAGGTGAATACTTCTACCGCTACGGTAGCTGTTGGCGGAACCGTTAAGCTGTACGCGATCACCTCTCCTGGTGATGCGACTGTAACCTGGACGTCCGGTACACCCGCAAAGGCCACCGTGGCGGCAGATGGTACCGTTACTGGCGTTGCGGCTGGTACCTCTGTGATCACGGCGACCGCAAATGGCAAGACCGCAAGCTGCACCGTAACTGTATCGTAAGGAGAGTGATGAGGCATGAGCTCCAAGCAGATCCTGACAATTTTAAAATTTAACCTCGACATTATCCCATCGGATACGTCCAGGGACGAGTACCTGCTGCACCTGATCAACGCCGCGACGGCACTGATCGAGCGGGAGGGCGCGACTCTCACGGACACAGTCGAGGACGGTCAGCTGGTCGTCATGTACGCCGCCTATCTCTACCGGAAGCGTGCGACGGATGAGCCCATGCCTCGGATGCTCCGGTGGGCACTCAATAACCGGATTTTTTCCGAAAAAATGAAGGAGGACGAGGCATGACGAGAGATTCTGGCAGCGTCGCGATCTTTAAGAAGCGCGACCAGGCCGAGAACGGCGCCATGCCGGCTCCGGTTTGGGATGTGCTGCGATGTGAATACTATTTCGGCGTCCGGACGGTCGGTGTGACCAGATATTGGACGGCGAGAGGAAACAACAACCAGGTGGATCTCCTGATCCAGATCGACAGGGACGCCTCGATCTCCACGAGAGACCGGGCGCTCCTGCATCCCTTTACCCGGGAGACGATCGGAGGGTGGTACAAAATCCTCCAGGTCCAGCACGTCGTCGACGATGACGGCCTGCTGGCGACCGAGCTCTCCCTAGAGCGGATTGAGGATCTCAATCCGGAGGAGGCGACAGATGACGAGTATTAGTGACAAGCTCATTAAGATCCGGGACACTCTGACGCCGGTGGCGACTAAGGTATTCCACTACTGGCGGACCAACGTGAAGGCGCCATATCTGATCTGGATGGAAGACGGAGAGGCTGATTCTTTTTCGGCGGACAACCGGAAGAAGGAGCAGCAGCTCCATGGGACGATCGACTATTTCACCAAGGTCGAATTTGATCCGGTGATCGACCGGATCCAGGAGGCCCTCAATGAAATCACGAGAGGATCCCGAGGCTGGTCCCTGTCTGGTGTCCAGTACGAGGAGGACACCGGCCTGATCCACTACTCGTGGGATTGGTGGGTGGTCTGATGGCCAAGTTTAAGGTCGGCGACGGGATCGAAAAATACATCCAGTCTCTGGAGACGATCTCCAACGCCTCGGATGAGATGATCGGAAAAGCGATCTATGAGGGTGCGAAGGTTGTGACGGATGAGATCCGCGCGGGTCTCGAGGGCGTGCCCGTCGACAACCGTTTTGCCAAGCCTGGAGAGCTGATCACCGGTCTGAGTCAGGCTCAGAAAAACGGCCTGCTTGACAGCCTCGGCATCACGTCGATGAGACGTGAGGGCGGGGTCTATGACGTCAAGGTCGGCTTTGATGGCTACAACAGCATCAAAACCAAGACGTGGCCACAGGGCCAGCCCAATGCCATGATCGCGAGATCATTGGAGAGCGGCACATCATTCCGGGCCAAAAACCCGGTTATAAGCAAAGCGACACGCGCTGCTAAGGACAAAGCGGAGGAGGCTATGGCAAAGGCTTTCGACGACGAGCTCGAGCAGCGCATTAATATTTAGGAGGTTAAAAGATGGCAGCAGGCAAAGTTTGCACCGGCTTTAGCAAGCCATATATTGCACTCTATAGCGCCACCGGCACGACCATTTCGTACACTTCCGGCCAGGTCCTGGCCCGCGGTGTCGATGTCTCGATCGAGGCAGAGTCTACCGATGACAATGAGTTTTTCGCCGACAACGTCCGAGCAGAATCCGCCGGTAAGACGTTCACGTCCGGCACTGTGACGCTGACGGTTGACGGTCTCAAGACCGCGGCCGAAAAGCTGATCATGGGTCTGCCGACTGCGACCGGCGACTGGATGGATTACGGCGACGATCAGGAGATTCCTTATGTGGGCATCGGTTTTATCGCCAGATACATGTCCGACGGTGTGGAGTCCTGGACTCCTATCCTCATTTACAAGTGCATGTTTGACGAGATTGGCCTTAGTGCGGCGACTCAGGAGGAGGAGATCGACTGGCAGACCCAGGAGCTCTCTGCATCGATCCATCGTAGCGACGACACTAATCATAACTGGAGAAGCGTCGGCATCGAGTACCAGACCGAGGCGGCAGCCGAGGCAGCGCTCAAGACGAAGCTGGGTATCTCCGGCTAAAAACAAGGGAGAGAAAAACATGGCTAAAATTACGATCGCGCAAAAAGAGATTGGACTGTATTACTGTCTGGGCGCCGCGAAGGAG